CACGCTGGCAATCGCCGTATTTCCTCCTCATTTGATCACCATGTTGTAGTATCCACGCTCACCGTCGTTGCCAAGCCGCTCCAAATCATCCAGACTATACCCCCGGAAATACTTGGCTTGCGGGGGAACTCCCAGGCCGGGTAGGTCATGGTGATGCTTGTACAGGTAACGCATAAGCTGTATTTTGACCGGCTCGGTTAAATCATCCGGGATGCCGCCAGGCGCGGAAGCCTCCAAGTGGAGATATCCATCTTTGACCTTGCGGTCATCGGACAGGACATCCCATCCGTCCTCAGAAAACTTGACTACTGCTTTCCCACCGAAGCAGGACAAAGCGATAAGAGTGATTTCGTTGGCTTTTTCCATTTTACATCCTCCTTTTTTGTTGCCATCGTGAGCTCCGGGGTGGGATTTCTGTTTTTAGATTTCGCTTTGCCATGCTTCAAATTTTGCGATCATCGTATCATCTGATACTCTGTGATATTCCGCGACAATCCTCAAGTCCCCGGTCCCAGTGGCGGGCTCAACTTTCTCCCACCAGTCCCAGCCAAAGCCTCCTTGTACGTCCTCCTCGGCGGCTACGTCTACAAGCTTGTCGCTGTATGTCTCCTCATAGTTGTACCCGCTCCCGTCAACCCACTCTTTAATCTTGATAACTTCTCTTACTTCCATTTTTTTCTCCTTCTGCCCTCGTAACCTCCGGGGCGGGACGTTTCCTGCGTTAATATTGCCAGGTGATTTTTTGCTCGTTATCCATATCGACCCAAGCAAGTTTATAGGTCTTCTGGAGGTCATCTCCATGATAGCCGCTAACCGTGACATATACCCGGTGCTTCCCGTAGTTTTTCCACTCGCGCGCGTCCAACTTGTAGCTGTCATAGTAGCTCATAATTTTTTCCGCTTTACCCGTCAGGGTCTCGATAGTCTCATCCGTCAATCCGTATTTATCCATTTTTTGCTCCTCCTAATTTTGATCTGCCCGGTCCCTTGCTGTGATTATATTATACGCCAATATTGCCTAGTTGTCAAGACAAAATGCTAAAATTATCTGATATTTTTTTAGGAGGGGTGGCCGTTGGATGAGTTTCCTGAGAGGTTGAGGAGGCTGAGGGAGAGCAGGCGTCCAGTACGGAGTATGACGGTGACATCACAGTTGATGGGGCTAAGCCCTGACGCTTTGCGTAAATATGAGAGGGGTGAGGTAGAGCCCAAAATGACCGCTCTAAAATTGATCGCGGCATATTATAACATTAGCCTGGATGAACTTTGTAAGGGGGGGGGATGAATAAACCTTAAATTTTTATAATCTCACAGAAAATATTGCGCACTCATAAAGTTTTATGAGCGGAAACCAGCATCTATGCGACAATGGGAGCGTGGGGGCGAATGCCTCCCGCTCCCTCTCCATTTCCTCCTTTCCCATCGCCGGGCCTCCCTCCCGGCAACGGCCCGCAGGCAAAGCCGTAAACCTGCAACATAGCCCGTAAGGGCTATATGCCCTTGTAGCTCAGTTGGGAGAGCCTGTGGGTTAATAGGCCCGCTAGTGTCGCCGGTTCGAGTCCGGCTGAGGGCAACTTAAGCCGCTCCCTCGCGAAGCCTCCACACGATCCGTGGATAGGTGTGTAACCTGGGAGTCCAATACAAGCCGCTCCAAAGGCCAAGGAACTGACTGTGGAAAGACACTATACCGGAGGCTTAAAGCGTCAGTTATGCGCCGGAGAAGGGTAACGACGCCCGCTCCTGCCTCGGGGCGGAAGATGGGAGACAGAGGCTATCCCATGCGGCGCTGTCCCGCTGAAAACTGCCGTGCGTACCATTCGGGGCTGTAGGTCAGCCTCGGGCGCAAAAGGTGTGACAATCTAAGCGGGAGGCGCACATATGCAGGCGCCAGAAGCAGGGTAGCGCCCAGGCTGTGCAACTCAGTCCACCTGCTATATTGGGTCGCTCCCATCCGTGGAAGCCGGACGGAACACAGACCGATAGCAACTGTGACGCTGTGGAGAGCAACACAGGCAAGCCGATTAGGAGCGCGGCGCGCTGGCATACCGCAACGGGACTTCGCGAGCCTGAGAAAGTATGCTTTATTCGCCGCCCTTACCCGCACGAGGATATGGACGGCCCTATGGATGTGCCCCGAGCTACGGCGGGTGGCCCGCAGGCAGAGGGAGCCCCAGCGCATGGGGCCCCGTCTCTTAAATACGGGGAGTATGGCAAAAGAGTTCGCAAAAAAGTTTTACAAATCTAAAGCATGGCAGAGGACGAGAGAGGCATATGCAGCAAGTGTAGGACGGCTTTGCGAGGATTGCCTTGACGCTGGGATTTATAACATCGGAGAGATTGTGCATCACAGGGTAGAGATCACGCCTGACAATATAGACAACCCAGATATAACCCTTAATTGGGATAACCTAAGATTAGTTTGCCGTGACTGCCATGCAAAAGCTCACGGGTCGACAAAAAGATTTAAGGTTGACGCATTCGGGAGGGTAACAGCGAGGGGGGAGCCCCCCTGTTCCTCCAGATAGCGGGGCACGAGGAGACCGGGGGGGTGGAGTACAAATTTCCTCTCCCGGGCGCGCAAGCCCCCCCCGCCTATTAACAGGGAAAGGGAATGAGATGACTAAAAGAATTACGGAAGAATCCGAAATCAAAAGGTTAACCAAGATTTATAAGGATTTACCTGAAAACCAGTTTGCAGTCGCGCAAGGGCTGATTGTGCAGGCTGCTCGTCTCAGAGTAAGACTTGATCAGCTCTGGAGAGAAATACAAGAGCACGGTGAGACCGAGATGTTTAGCCAGTCGGAGCGCACAGACCCATATGAACGGGAGCGCCCTGCCGCCCGGCTGTTCACGGCGACGGATAAAAATTATCAAAGCATTATAAAACAGTTGAACGAGCTAACACCACCAAGCAAGACCGGTGGCAAACTGTCAGAGATGATGCAGGATGGATAACTATATCTTGGCCTATTATCAAGCCATACAAAACGGAAGCGTCGTAGTAGGCCGGTGGGTGCACTTGTTTTTTGAGTACGTTGTAAAAGGGATCCAGACGCAGACATTCTATTTCGCTCAAAAGAAAGCAAATAGAGCAATCCGATTTATAGAAACTTTTTGTCACCATTGTGAGGGCCGCGACGATCTATTAAAGTTGGAACTTTGGCAAAAGGCTGTTGTATCTGTGATATTCGGGATTGTGGGCGCTGATGGGCTGAGATGGTTCCGAGAGATCGTCATTGTCATTGCGCGAAAAAACGGGAAAACATTGTTTGCAGCCGCGATCATCGCCTATTGTGTGTATCTTGATGGAGAGTACGGAGCAAAGATATTTTGCGTAGCCCCTAAATTAGATCAAGCTGATTTGGTGTATTCAGCATTTTGGCAGACAATTCAAAAAGAACCTGAGCTTGCAGAGCTAATCCGGTCACGTAAAGCGGATTACTACATCGAAAGCACAAACAGTAGTGTTAAGAAGATAGCGTTTAACGCTAAGAAAAGTGACGGATTTAACCCACACTTAACAGTCTGCGACGAAATTGCCAGTTGGCCGGGAGACCAGGGGCTGAAACAATACGAAGTTATGAAGTCTGCACTTGGGGCCAGAAAACAACCGCTTATTTTGTCCATCTCCACCTCTGGATATGTCAATGAGGGAATATACGACGAGTTGATAAAGAGGTCTACCCGCTTTTTGCTGGGAGATAGCCGGGAGCGGCGACTAGCACCATTTTTGTATATGATTGATGATATCCAGAAATGGAACGACATCAACGAGCTTAGAAAAAGCAACCCAAATCTGGGCATCTCCGTTTCGGTTGATTATCTATTAGAAGAAATTGCGGTGGCCGAAGGAAGCCTTTCCAAAAAGGCCGAGTTTCTTACAAAATATTGCAATATAAAGCAAAATAGCTCACAAGCATGGTTGCCGACACAGGCAATAGAGAGGACCAGTGGGCCGATGCTGCACCTGGAGGATTTTAGAGGCTGTTATTGCGTCGGGGGTGTCGATCTATCCAGGACAACGGATTTGACGGCCTGCGTGGCAATCGTTGAAAAGAACGGACGGTTGTATGTGTTTGCCAAGTTTTTTCTGCCCGCAGAGAAAGCTGAGGAAGCCACTGCGCGGGACGGGCTACCATATTCCGTATATATCCAGCGCGGAATTTTGAAACTATCAGGGGACAATTTTGTGGATTACCGAGACTGCTTTGAATGGTTCCGTGGCTTGGTGGAGGAGCACCAGATTTATCCACTTAAAGTTGGATATGACCGTTATACAGCACAGTATTTAGTACAAGATATGGCTCAATATGGATTCCATATGGACGATGTGTTCCAGGGCTATAATCTTACGCCGGTAATACGAGAGACGGAAGGGCTTATAAAAGACGGTGTGGTTTGCATAGGGGACAATGATCTGCTAAAAGTGCATCTATTGGATATGGCGCTGAAAACGGAGGCAGAAAGTGGACGCTGCAAACCGGTGAAGATGAGCGCCAACGCTCATATTGACGGCGGTGCGGCGCTCCTTGACGCAATGACCGTGCGCCAAAAATATTACGCAGAAATAGGCGAACAGCTTAGGAATGGAGGGTAGCATGGGCCTGTTTGAGAAAATATTCAAACGCCCGGCGGCGCGTGGGGAGCCGGATGGATTTTTTAAAACTCTGACGGCGTATAGCCCCATTTTTACGAGCTGGAGCGGGCAACTATATGAGAGCGAGCTGGTACGTGCAGCTATCCACGCCAGGGCTACTCATATAGGCAAACTCTCTGTAGGAGTGTACGGCGCTGCGAAACCCCGCCTGCAGACAAAGCTCAAAGCGGGTCCAAATGAGTGGCAGACCTGGGGACAGTTTCTGTATAGGCTATCCACTATTCTGGATTGCCAGAATACCGCATTTGTTGTGCCCGTATTAGATGAGTACGGCGAGGCGGTGGGGATATTCCCGGTGCTCCCCTCCATGTGTGAGATCATGCAGTATAGCGGCGAACCTTGGTTGCGTTATCAGTTCCAGGCGGGGCAGTTCGCCGCAGTGGAAATGCGCTATTGTGGTATCATGACCAAGTTCCAATATTCGGATGATTTTTTTGGAGAAAGCAATGCCGCGCTTGCCCCGACAATGGAACTTATCAACATCCAAAATCAGGGCATCACGGAAGGAGTTAAGAGCGCAGCGACATTCCGTTTTATGGCGAAATTAAATAACTTCACAAAGCCGGAGGACCTAGCAAAAGAACGGAAACGGTTTACCAGGGAGAATTTGCAGGGTGGAGAAGGCGGGGTGCTCCTGTTCCCAAATACATATTCAGAAATCCAACAGATTAAGAGCAGCCCGTTTGTTGTAGACGCAGAACAGATGCAGGCGATCAAAGAGAACGTATATGACTATTTCGGAGTAAATTCAGATATTTTGCAAAATAAGGCGTATGGAGATGCGTGGTCAGCATTTTATGAGGGCGCAATTGAACCCTTTGCAATTCAGATGTCAGACGTTATGACAAAAATGCTTTTCACGGAGCGGGAACGGGCCTCTGGGTCGTTTTTGATGGCGACTGCAAACCGGCTGCAGTATATGAGCAACACGGAAAAGCTCAATGTGTCGGCCCAGATGGCGGACCGAGGTATTATGAACCGTGATGAGATAAGGGAGATTTGGAATCTACCGCCGCTGCCAAACGGCCAGGGACGAGCATATACGATCCGTGGAGAATACTATTTGCTGGGCGCGGATGGAAGCACGACCGGGAAAGGAGATGGCTTAACAAGTGGATCTAACGGATAAGCAACTTAATCGACTAGAGAATGGACGCGAATACCGAAACATGGTCATGGAGATCAGGGCAGCAGACAACGAAGAGCAAATGCTTGTAGAGGGATACGCGACCACGTTCAATCAGCCTTATATGCTATACGATGGCAAATACTACAAGGTAATTGAGCAAATCGCACCTACGGCCTTCCAGGAGTGCGATATGGCAGATGTAATTATGCAGTACAACCACGAGGGGCGAGTATTTGCTCGAAACAAAAACGGAACGCTGTCTCTAACTGTAGATAATGTTGGGCTAAAAATTTCCGCAGACCTTGGGGGCACTGATATCGGAAGGCAGCTATACCAAGAGATAAAGGGCGGATACACAGACAAAATGTCGTTTGCATTTGTGGTTGGAGAAGACAAAAGGGAAACTACGGAAGACTACGAAAATAATATTGAAATTGTAAACAGAACCATAACAAGAATCACAAAAGTGTACGACGTTAGCGCCGTGAGCATACCGGCAAACGACCTGACGAGTATAAGTGCCCGGAGATATGCAGACGGAGTGATCGGCAGTATCAAGGCGGAGCGACTGGAACGGGCCAAGAAAAAACTAAAACTTATGTTGGAGGTATGAAAATGAACCGAAGAGAAGAGATTGAATCCCGACTCGCCGCTATCAGTGCGGGAATCGATGCCGATGGAGCAGACATTGACGCGCTCACCGAAGAGGTACGGGCCTTAAAGGAAGAGCTGAGACAGCTTGATGAGGCCGCTGAAAAACGTAAAAAACTTCGCGCAGAAGTGTCCAATGGAGCGGGAGAGACTGTGCGCCGGTTTGGGCAGCAGCCTGAGGCGCGGACATACGGGGCAGGAAGCGAAGAATACCGGAATGCATTTTTGAAAAATCTGCTCGGCCTTGATATGACCAGTGAGGAACGGGCAGCGTTTGTGCATACCACCGCTAATACCTCTGACGTCCTCCCGACCACGATGCTCAACTCTATCTGGGACCTGGTGTCCGAGCGGCACGCGATCATGGGCGACATCACGATCTACCGCACAGGGACGATCTTGGAGGTGGTAAAGCACACAGCGATTGTGCAAGGCGCTGCGAAAAGCGTATCTGAAAATACCGCAAACGATGACGAGCAGAACACATTTGTGAAAGTGACTCTTTCCGGAAAGGATTTTTCCAAGCACGTTGATATCTCCTACGCTATGGAGCGGATGAGTATTGATGCCTTGGAGAGATACCTGATTGACGAAATCAGCGCGAGCCTCGGTGATGCAATGGCGGATGATGTAGTTACTCAGATCGGGACAGATATGACTGCGGGGAATAAGGTAAACAGCGCGGGGAATAGCGCACTGACCTTTAAAGAGCTGGCGGCGCTGTTTGGGAAGCTAAAGCGAGTAGGCGCTGTAACGGTATATGCGACACGCGCCACCATCTATAACTATCTGGTTGGTATGGTGGATACCACTGGGAGGCCCATCTTCCAACCCTCCGCACAGGCCGGGCAGGAAGGTGCCATTTTGGGGGCTCAGATCAAAGTTGAGGATTCTATCGCCGACAATGTGGTGCTTGTAGGCGATGCTCGGCGTGTGGTGTATAACATGATCCAGGATATCATGATCGAGAGCGATAAGGATATCAAAAAGCACGTGACAACGTATTCCGGGTATGCGCGTGGGTCCGGTGCGCTGATTGATCCGGA